AAATATAAATAAGTTATGGCAGACATAAAAAAAATAATAGCACAAGAGTATATTAAATGTGCTAAAGATCCAGCATACTTTATGAAGAAGTATTGCTATATACAGCACCCTACACGTGGCCGTATCTTATTTTCTTTATATCCTTTTCAGGAAAAAGTATTACATTTATTTAGAGATAATCAATACCTAGTAACTCTTAAATCAAGACAGTTAGGTATATCTACTTTAGCAGCAGCATATAGTTTATGGCTGATGTTATTTCATAAAGATAAAAACGTTTTAGCATTAGCTACAACACAAGCAACTGCACGTAACTTAGTATCTAAGACTATGTTTATGTACGATCAGCTACCTAAATGGTTAAGGCTGACAGCAGTGGAGAAAAACAAATTATCACTTAGATTAAAGAATGGATCTAAGATAACAGCTAAATCATCTAATGCAGATGCTGCACGTTCAGAAGCGGTATCGTTACTATTAATAGATGAGGCTGCATTTATAGATAATATTGAAGAAACATTTACAGCAGCACAACAAACCTTAGCAACCGGTGGACAGTGTATGGCTTTATCTACACCAAACGGTATTGGTAACTGGTTTCATATGACATGGGAAAAAGCTGAATCAGGAGAGAACAGCTTCTTACCTATTAAACTTCCTTGGACAGTTCATCCCGAACGTGACCAAAGTTGGAGAGACCAGCAGAATCAAGATCTCGGACCTCGAATGGCAGGACAGGAATGTGATTGCGATTTCTTAGCATCTGGTGATACGGTATTTGAGCCAGATGACATGTCGTACTACGAACAAACATATCAAAAAGACCCTTTAGAGAGAAGAGGAGTCGACGGAAACTTATGGATATGGGAGGGTGTAGATTACCGAAAATCATACATGATAGTCGCCGATGTTGCTCGAGGTGATGCTACTGACTACTCTGCATTTCATATATTCGATATAGAACAATGTACACAGGTTGGAGAGTATAAAGGTAAATTATCACCAAAAGACTTCGGTAACATGCTAGTTGGAATAGCTTCAGAATACAACGAAGCTTTATTAGTAATTGAAAACGCTAATATTGGATGGGCTACTATAGAACAGGTAATGGAACGTGAGTACCGTAATCTTTATTATAGCGCTACATCTCAAATGGAAACAGTCGAATCATATATGACAAAATATGAAAGAGACAAACTTGTTCCTGGATTTACTATGTCAGCCAGAACTAGACCTTTAGTGATTGCAAAGATGATTGAATACATAAGAGAGCATTCAGTTACAATACAATCTAAAAGGTTAATGTCTGAGATGAGAGTATTTGTATGGAAGAACGGAAAGGCACAAGCACAAGTTAGATATAATGATGATTTACTTATAGCATGTGCAACAGCACTATATGTTAGAGATACAGCATTAAGACTAAGACAACAAGGTATAGATTTAGCTAGAGCACAGTTATCATCATTTAACAACTTGAATGCACAGAACAAAGCAATCATGACAAATGTTGGTAGTCAGCAAAATAATCCTTATATTGTAGATACACCAGGCGGTAAAGAAGATATCTCTTGGTTACTTAAATAGAACTATTTATATATAAATTAATATCCTATGGCGGATAAATCATTATTTGGTAGATTAAGCAGACTATTCTCATCAGACGTAGTAATACGTAATATTGGTGGGGATACTCTAAAAGTTGCTGATGTTAATCAAATACAAGCAACCGGTAAATACCAAACAAATTCACTAGTCGATAGATTTAACAGATTATATGTTCATAACGCTAGAAACGTTTATAACCCTAATCTAAACTATCAAACATTAAGAGTACAGCTTTATGCTGATTATGAGGCAATGGATACAGATCCTATTATAGCCTCAGCATTAGACATTATATCTGACGAAGCTACAATAAAAAATGATCAACATGAAGTTGTATCTATTAAGTCTTCAGATGAGAATATACAGAGAGTACTTTATAATTTATTCTATGACGTATTAAACGTAGAGTTTAATCTATGGTCATGGACACGTAATATGCTTAAATATGGAGACTTTTTCTTAAAGCTAGAAATAGCAGAGAAGTTCGGAGTATATAACGTGTTACCTTATACTGTCTATCACATGATAAGACATGAAGGAACTGATTCTGAAAATCCTGCTAAGGTCTATTTTCAATTAGAACCAGATGGAATCACAGCAGCATCAGATCCTAACTTTAGAAGAAAAGCTAATGCTAAAGCAATTACATTCGACAATTACGAAATTGCTCACTTTAGATTACTATCAGACACTTCTTACCTACCTTATGGTAGATCTTACTTAGAACCTGCTAGAAAGATATACAAACAAACTAACTTAATGGAAGATGCGATGTTAATTCATCGTATAATGAGAGCACCTGAGAAGAGAATGTTCTATATTAATGTTGGTTCAATACCTCCTACAGAAGTTGATCAGTTTATGCAAAAGACTATCAACACTATGAAAAAGACTCCTTATGTAGATCAGCAGACAGGAGACTATAACTTAAAGTTCAACATGCAGAATATGATGGAAGATTTCTATCTACCTGTACGTGGTGGTGATAATTCAACTAGAATAGAAACTACTAAAGGACTAGATTATGACGGTACTACTGACGTTCAGTACTTACAAGCTAAGTTATTTGCTGCTTTAAAGATACCTAAAGCCTATTTTGGATACGAAGGAGATTTAAGCGGTAAAGCTACATTAGCAGCAGAAGATATACGATTTGCTAGAACAGTAGAAAGAATACAAAAGATACTAGAATCTGAATTAACTAAGATAGCTCTAGTACATTTATACACTCAAGGGTTTACAGGAGAATCATTAACCAATTTCGAAGTTAGATTATCAACTCCATCTATCATCTTTGAACAAGAAAAAGTAGCACTACTTAAAGAAAAGGTAGATCTAGCTGCTCAGATGAAAGATACTAAGATGTTCTCAACAGATTATATCTACGAAAACATATTTAATTTCTCAGAAGACCAGTATATGGAAATGAGAGACTTAGTAAGAGAAGATACTAAGCGTGCATTTAGAGTTAATCAGATAGAGGCAGAAGGAAACGATCCTGCTAAATCCGGTATGACTTACGGTACACCACATGATCTAGCATCTATGTACGGTAGAAGATCAGTTGCTACACCAAAAGGAGGAGAGCCAGATGCTCTACCAAAAGGATATTCAGAAGTAGAAAAAGAACAGGAATGGGGGCAACCCGGTCCTGAAGGTGGTAGGCCAACAGAAAAAGCTTCTGTATATGGAACAAATGACGCATTAGGAGGAAGAGATCCTCTAGGTCAACATGGTATGCATGGTGGATTTCCATCAGATAACGAAAACGTTAATGAAACCTCAATGACTAAGTCAGTCTTTAACAAAAACCAAAATATGCTTAAAAGTATAGTCTTTACAGGAGAACAGGAGAAAGAGTCTGAGCTACTAAATGAAGACAATATTAAAGATTTAGGTAACTAAAGCATATTTATATATAGTAAACGTGTATAATGAAAATAAAACATTCAAAGTATAGAAATACCGGTCTTATCTTTGAACTGCTTGTAAAACAAATCGCAGCTGATACTCTTAATAATAAAGAGTCAAAAGCGGTTAGTATTATAAAAAAGCATTTCACAGGAAAGACAAGTTTAGTAAGAGAATTCAAATTATATGAATTTATTCTTAAGAACAAAGGTATTGGACAAAATAAAGCTGAGACTATTCTCTCAACAATTACTGAAATTTCTAGAAAGTTAGATCAAAAAACTCTTAAGAAACAAAAGTACGATTTAATATCTAGTATTAAAGAAAGTTATAATGTAGATGAATTCTTCGGTATACAAACACCAGATTATAAAGCATTAGCATCATTATACTGTTTACTAGAAGCTCAAAATAATGATAATATAGTTGACCCTAATTCGTTAGTTAACTTTAAATCTACATTATTAGAGCACTTAACAACGAATAAACAAGACAAGGAAGAAGTTAAAGATACTTTAATAGAAGAGTATTCTAAGTACGATAAAGACTTAAAACTTCTAACTTTTAAAATATTACTGGAAAAGTTTAACGATACATATAAAGACTTACTTCCAGCACAAAAGAATATACTAAAGGAATTTATTACTTCAGTTAACTCACAAACACGTTTACGCAATATTGTTAATGAAGAACTAAACAAAATTAGTACTATAGTTAATAAGTTATCTGCTAAAGTTAAAGATGAAGTAATAAGAATTAAACTAGATGAAGTTTCTAAAGCTATAAAGCCACTATCTAATAAAGATAGAATTAACGATAATCATTTAGTTAATTTAATGCAGTATTACGATTTAGTTAACGAACTTAAGACTCTTTAATATGAAGAGATCTGAACTTGTTCAGTTAGTTAAAGAGGTAATGCTCGAAATTGACGAAGCTAATGTGTCTGGTAATGCAGGAGCATACCATACGCCATTTGCATTTGGAAAAGATAAAAGAGCAAAAAAAGTACTTAAGAAACAAGGATATAAAGAAATATAATGAGACAAATTACCGCACAAGAAAAATATAGAGCAGTCAAAGAAGGAGTATTGACTGAAGGAGAGTTCGTTAGACAAATGCGTCTAGCATTTCCACAGTTTCTATCTCCTATGAGTACTTACCCTGATACGGTACAGATACTAAAAAATTACGATTTAATTAATGAAGGTAAAGAAGCTAAAGAAGCAGAAGAGTTAAGTAAATACTCAGATGACTCTCTTAGAAGGGCTATTGATATTGAACTTGAAGCAATGGGTCTAATGTCTCAAGAAACCATTTCAGGTGAAGATCATGCTAAAGCAAAACTAAAAGCGATAAATAATCTTAAAAAAGATCCTTTACATTATTATAACTTAATTGCTGGAGAATCTTCTAAAGTCGATAAAAACGATAGGCCTAAAGAAACTAAAAGAGGAAAGCTTGAAAAAGATACTTTTAACGATATGAAAAAAGCTACGTTAAAAGAAAGAAAAGAAAATTTAGTTGAAGGAACTAGAGCTTTAGTAGGATATTTAAGCGGTGATAGATTGACTACTACTTACAACCATTATGATGGTTATCCTTCTCATTTAGGTAAGGCATTAGAGATGCACTACAATGATGATGATAAAGCTAAAGAAATAGCTATGGTAGGGTATATCACAGGAATTGATGGTGATACAGGAGAAGTTCAATCAACCCATAAAGAAAAGCCAGGTAAACTTGTTCTTCCAGACGATAAAGAACAAAGAGCAAGAGAAATTGGAGAAGAAATCGATTCGTATGGAGCAGAATACGGATACGTTTGGGACGATAATACTAACCAGTGGATTACTATTAAGAATACTGGTATACGTTCAATGATAGATCAAAT